TAAAGCTTCATATCTCCCAACAAGTCTGCTGTAGTCATCCATAGTTTGCGCTTGGCCCCCTGCCAAGAACTGTTCTATTTCAACTTTATAGTCGGAGATACTGCGCTTCATAAGCGCAATAACTGTATCATCCATCTCCCTTACCTAGCTCCTTTGCTAATTCTACACCAAGTTTAGCCCCAGCTTGCTGGTCTGCTCGCTGAGAGTTATCAAGATCGGTAGCCAGCTTAACCCCCAGCTTGGCACCTTCTCTTTGATTAGTGGCTTTGATCTTCTCAGCCTCAAGCTGAAGTTTAGCCGTATCTAGTTGCATCTTGTGCTGAAGTTCTTGTGTCTTCAGTTGCAGTTCTTGCTGCTGCATTTGAACAATAGGATCTTGCTGTTGCTGTTGTGCTTGCTCTTGAGCAGCTTCAGCTTGATCTTTCTTGAGAAGCTTTTCTGCTGCATCCTTAGCAAGCCTAGAGATCTCAACCTCTACATCTTCAGGAAGGTTCTGATCTTCACTTGGCAACTCAACGCCAAGCATTTTCTCCATTTCCCTGCGATACTGGAATGCAACATGCTCTGTAATATGTGCAGCCATTGCCTGCTGTATTACTTGAGCAAATGGAGACTGTCCTATCATCTGGGCCAGCTTGGGATCTTGAGCAGCAGCCATATGAACAGCCAAATGAGCTTCATGATCTTGATACTTGAATGCCTTAACTGGCTCTTGTTTCAATATCATCATGTTCTCAGTTACAGGATCGGCAGGCTTGATATCATCAGGAAGCTTAATAAGATTATCAGCATCTTGAATACCAAGAACCTCAAGCATTTGCCTGTGCAGCTTGCCCATATCATATAGCTGTGGCGCTTGTTGGGCTAGTTGAAGTGCGGCTTGATACTGCATGATTCTTTGAGACATAGTAGCAGCATTTGGGTCTGAGACTGGTATAACATCTATGCGCTTATCAAAGTCATCTGTCCTACTGAAGTCTCCATCAACTTCATAGGCGTACTCTTCTGGCATATAGTCATGAACAATCTTAGCAAGAAGTCGTAACTCTTTTTTCATAGCTGCATGAAGGCGAGCCTGTACACCAGACATTACCTTCATTGAACGCTCCATGAGGGCAAGAGTTGTGCCCACGGGTGCCTGTGCGTTAGTATCTCCTACTTGGATGTCTGCGACTGAGCCAATACGGCGTCCCTCTTCGACAATATTTCCAAGTAAAGAGTACAGTACGCTTGATGGCTCTTTGTAAGGGATAAACGTAATCGAGTCACGGATGGCACCGCCCGGTACGTCCACATCCCTAAATTCACCCGGCATAAGAGGAGTGTCATCCCCCTTAATACGAAGACCGCGAGCTTTAAGACCCGCTGGCAAATTCGACAGTGTACCAGCATCAACCAACTGACGAAGGATGGATGTAGCCGACTTAGCAAGTCCACCAATAAGGTGTATAAGACCTGTTCCATAGAAACCCAAGCCCGGCAGATAGCGGTAGTGAACGAAGTGTAAACGCTTCTTTTTCCTCTGATCATCCTCGTACCAGTTCTTTCTTATGGATAAAATTTCTCTTGATGACTTATCAATGGTCACAACATACGGACGGGCAATCCCGTCTGGGTCATCAAACTCATCTGGCATGTTAATTGTTACATGCATTTCAAGTATTGTATGTCGGTCATCGTCTTCAATTACGGCACTTTCCCCATCTAACTCATCGTATTTCTCTTGGATATCAGAGAAGTCTGGAGATGGAGCGGGCAGTTCTACATCACGATAGAAGCCAGCAACTTGAAGTTCTCTTATTTCATTTTCGCTTTTCTTCATGACATGCGTATATCGCGGGCATGTCATTAGGTCTGTTGCTCCATAAGATACAACAAACTCCTCAGATGGAACAAACACAGCGCAAGGCCTGTCCATTAGCGGATCATAGTAAACCTTTTTAAACGCAGATCCAGCTAGAGGAAGCTTGAAAAGCATTTGCTCTAGTTCATCACGATATTCTGTCATCTCTTCTGTAAGAAGATAGTTCATTTCATTTTGAACACGATCAGCTTGATCAGCTTTTTCTGGGGTCATCTTCCCCATAATTTTTGATTTAACAGGACCACTGGCAGGAAACAGTTCACCCATTGCTTGTGCTTGAAACCTAACAACAGATTCTGTTAGCACAGGATGGAATACACCAGACGCTCCAGCCCATGGCTGCTGTCTGTCTTCAATCTTCATGCCAAGTAGATCTAAACCTTTTACATAAGCCCTAGCCCAATCAGAGCGTGACTCACGGTCAGACTCAAAATCACTAACAAGCTCAGATGCCATAGATTCAAGTTCTGACTCCTCTATGAACTCAGCCAAATTAGAATCATGATCTGGACCCATCATGTTTTCAGCAAGACTACCCTCGAAATCAATGATAACTCCACCATCCTCTGTTTCCATGGAAATGGAGTCTGGATTTACGATCTCAACAGTAAGCTCTTCTTCAGATGGATTATCTTCAATCTCTACATCAGAAGGAACCATTGGTTTTTCTATAGCCATGAATCACCTTCAGCTTGTGTATGTGGACGTTATCAAAATATTATTGTGCGGTCTAGTGTCGAGGTGGGCAACTTGGGGGAAGCCACCACACCCCGACTAGGGCACTGGGAGATGCACCCATAATTATCCTTTAACTTAGACAGGCTGTTGAAACAAATATTATATTACTGTATTAAAAAATCATGGATAACATGTTGATTTGGAACATCGTATTAACCTTTGTGGTTCTACCTGTAGCGTGGTGGGCCAACCAAATCGGATCTGAAGTCAAACGCCTTAATATTCTTTTGAACATGACAAGAGAGAATTATATAAAGAGGGAAGAACATGCGGGGGAACTTGGGAGAGTTGTTGACCACCTCGTTAGGCTTGAAGGCAAGATAGACAAACTTGCAGAGAAATAGGGGGAGATAGGCATGAGATATGTTTATATGCGCCCTAACAGCGATATTAGCTAGTCAAAGCCCAACCATAGGCCTGCATCAGACCTGTGAGTACAGGTGCCCTAGAGAAGTTTCGCAATTCTATTACCAGTATCCAGCTAAAGTAAGAGTGCCTTGGAAGCACTTCTGTCCACCATACATAGTTGTTGGTCGGGGAAGAGAGACATGATTGACCCGTTTACGGCGCTTGCCGCTGTAAAATCTGCCGTATCCGCAGGCAAGGAACTGGTAAATGTCACCAAGCAAATTGGTGAGTTCTTCGACGGGGTGGATGATTTACGCGCTGCCCATGAGAAAAAGAAAAACAGTTTATTCTCTGGGTCAGATGAAAACGCGATGGAGACGTTTGTGAATTTACAAAGGGCCAAAGATGCGGAGGAGGAGCTTCGTCAGATCGTAATTGCAACCAGAGGTTTTAGCGCATGGGGTGAATTGCAGGCCATACGGGTACAGGCGCGAAAAGATCGCAAAGCAAAGGTTGAAGCTGAGAGAAAGCGCAAGGCAAAGCGGATTGAACGTATTATAGTTTACGGTGGCTCCACAATTATTGTTTCAATAATGATTGGCATAACGGTTGTAATAATCTTGGCAAAGCAGGGTAGGCTATGAGTGATGGTCTAAGTGGTGTGGGGTCAGCCCCATTTAACATTCAGTCAGATATCCATCAGCAAACACAAAGCCGTGAGCGAATAGAGGCACATCTTGCTGAGCAAAGGGTGACAAAAAAACATCGCGCAAACCACATGCACTTAGAATCCCTTAGGGAGCAGAGATTAGATCTAGGCAAAGCTTATGATAGGTTTGGAGCAAAGACTACTGCCGATAGACCGCAAGGAACTAAGATAAACATAGAAGTTTAGTTCAATAGAACTTTTAATAATACTCTATCGGACGCTGATACTTAGGCTCATCGTCCCAATCATCTGACTCAGCCTTAACCCAACCGCCCTGCCTAAATCTCAATAGTGCCTGAGTAGTGGAATCCACATAGTCATCATGCTCTCCTGACGGGAAGGCAGCACACTCTTCGATAACTTCGTGTGCCCACTGGGTGGGTGGGTGCCATATAGATCCACTGGCAAAAAGATCAGTCACAGCGTTTGCCCTAGCAATTTTATCCTGCCCGCGAGAAGGAGTGAACTCTGTAACTGGGATGCCCATTGCCCTCAGTTCAAATATTAGTGGGGCACCAGATGCCTTCTTCTCCACAATCATTTGATCTGGCTCATACTCCATGTACTTATCATAGGCAGCACGTTTTAGATCTGGGAACTCAAGCTTTTCTTTGTAGGCATCTAACATAATTAAGTTGGGTTGACTGCGCCCCGTGTCATCAGGGTGATAAAATACCCCCCATGTGGTGCAAGCACTATAGTCAGATCTCTGTGTCTTGAGGAATGCGGTGTCCCAAGACTGCAATATGATCTCACAGGGGGGTGGGTTGGGTCTATCCCACTCTCTCCACCACTCACGCTTGATGAGCGCCCCTTCCTCAGACGTGGGATTTTGCTGATATTGAGCATTCCACTTTGTAGGTGGAAGTTCTGCCTTCAAAGCATCCAGTTCATCCATTGACCAGAACTCAGGCCAGAGGGGTTTACCCGAAGGCATTATAGCTGGGAACTCAATGACCTCCCATTCGTCCATACCTTTCTTATTTCCTGTAGATTTCATGATCTGCCCAGTCAGATCTCGCAGTGACCAGCGTGTCATCACAACAATGATGGCACCACCGGGCTGTAATCGCTGACGTGGGCCAGATGTGTACCATTCATACACACGATCATAGACTTCTGGGTTGAATTGCCCCTGTTGAGCGTCCTGTTCTGAGTGAGGATCATCAATAATGAGGAGATCAGCACCTTTACCAGTAACTGCCCCACCAACACCAATAGCAAAGTAGTCACCGCGCTTGTTCGTGTTCCACCTTCCTGCCGCTTTGGAGTCAGA